AACGCTTGATATCAGCATCTAATATCTTCACTACATTATCTATCTGTAAATTAACTACAAAATCTTTGAATACAGGAGTGAGTCCTATCTTATTAGATCCTGGTGCGTTAAAATCGGTCATGCTTCAATACCTTTAGGGAATGTTTCAATCTCAGTCAGTTCATAGTCCCAGTCTTCCATGACTGTATTGGCAAGGAATCTATCAGATAACATTTCAAGTTCTTTCTCAGCATACTCTCTGGTCTCTGCTTCCAACCAAACATCGATGACCTTACCAAGTCTAAGTTTCTTGATATCTAACTCGGACAGTCTCTTACAGGCATCCCTCACAGCATTACCTGCTGAGTCATCAACCTGTGATCGTAGTCGGATGAATACTAATGCTTTAAACTTCATTATTATAATATGCGATAGTTGCATGGAACTTATCTATGGGATCAATAGTCTCCCCCAATGCACTTCTTATTCTTTCTTTGACTTCTTCACTACTAATCTCTTCCAAGATCTGTCGTAGTTCATCATCATCAAACTTGACGTAGTAGTTATTATAATGTTTCATTTTTTACTCTCCCTCTCGTCAAGTGCTTCATTAATAATTTGTTTTAACTCAATACGTTCTTCTCGTGTAAAGATTGTACGTTTGGGTATGACAAGTGGAGGATATTCTCTCTTAGTATGAGTAATACCTTCAGAAGGAACACTCATTCCTTGTGTGTCAATTTTATCCATAAAAAAAGAGGGTCAGTTGACCCTCCAATTGTAGCACACAATTTGATTACAACCAAACTTTTCTTTTATGATGTTCTGGTACAACCCTACCAAGAACAATACTTAATAACCCATCCTCAAAAGTAACTGATCCAACTTCCGTTTCATCGCTGAGAGTCCATGCTCTTGTGAAACTTCGTTGAGCCACACCTCTATGGAGGTAATCTGTGCTGGACTCAACATCTTCCTTTTGTCCTTCGACAAAAAGTTTTCCGTCTTGTGTGTAGACATTAATTTCTTCCTTTTTAAATCCTGCGAGTGCTAACTCAAGCAGAGACTCTACATTGCTGACCTGAATTAGATTGTATGGCGGATAATTCGATGACGTTTCGTGCTGCTTAAACAGTCTATCGAATGTTTCATCCATGCCTATACTGTATTTATTTATACGTTCAATGAGCGCAGGAAGATCTGTCGCTGTATAGCGTGTGAGGTTACCCATTTTACTTCTCCTTGAAAAGCGAGATTTGATTGTGTGGACCCCGAAGGCATCCAATATTATTTATATCATAAAACGAAAAAAGAGTATACAGTGATAACCGTATACTCTTATATGGTGTTCCGACTTTCGTAGAGACCGCACGAAAAGAGTCTCAAATCTATTTATTCCCCTTCCACTTTCTTTTTCTTAGAACCAATATTGTATTTTTGTTCTAATTGCCATTCACTTTTCTCTTTGTAAGCAATGACCTTGATTTGATTGAGTGGTGCAATGTCAAGAATCTGCTCATCAACTAAGACTGCAATGAGTCCCCAATCAGATAGGAGTCGAATAATTCTATTTCTCCTCTGTATATCATTAACGGTAATATTTGCATGTTTACCATCAAGTGCGAATAGTTCTTTAAAGTGAGTAATATAATACTTACCTTGCTTATGTAAAATATGTGCGCTTTGGTACAACTTCTTTTCTTTTCTAGAGGCGACACCGATGCGGGTTAGCGTCTCACGAACCTTCAAGAAATCGTCTGGTTCATTCAGAGAAACCTCCACCATCATGGAGGGATTCCAATTTACTTGCGGTTCCATAGTTTGATTGTTCATGTGCCACCAGTGTCAAGTTTTGATTTAATAAATTTAATTTGTTCTTTTGATAAAATCTTCAATGCTTGCAATGCCTTCTGATCACTATATGAATAGTATTTCTTTACGCACTCAAGATCACTAACCTTATCTTTTCGGATCCAGGGAGAAAACCTCTTCTTTTTCCTCAGACTATTTAGATAAAAAGAATATTGCATGTCTTTGGGGAGTGAGTTGTAAATATTCATTTCATTTGCATAAAAAATACAGTCCAAATGTCCAGAGAAACACCTATTAATAATGTATGGTGGATAGTCCTTGATTACTGACGGATCATCTTCAATGAGATTATTTTTAGTCAAATTAATTGAGTTCAACCAATCTTTAAGTTCCATTATCTAATAATCTCCAAATCGTTTCCAGGTTTCCATAGTTCAAGTTCGGTTCTCACACGTCCTTGAGATTTTAATTTTTCATATCTCTTGGTTGCTTTTTTCTTCCACCAAGCGATAACTTCCTCAGGTTCATATCCAAAGTTGGAAATGTAATATCTCTTCTTTTCAGTAAGAGATTTTGCATGTTCAATACAATCGTTAAATTGTTTTAGTTTATCTTCATCCTTCAAAGAGTTCTTGATGATAGAGATCATCTTAGTCTGAATCTTTAGTTTCTTTGATGACTTATCTGCAGAGATGAGTCTTTTCCCACCATTGGCATTATTATTAAACCACCAGAACATCTCTCTAAAGTAATCATCATGAAAGAGTGGTAGGAATTTACTTTCAGTATCTCCAATATGTCTCATATAAGGTTTAAGACCATCATACATTGAAACTCCTTTCGTTGTCCCATACAATGAGGTTGTTTCAAAACATGTAAGATCCGTACCATACTTATCATCAAACTGCCGCTTCAATTCATTTGATGATGCTAGTAATGCTAGAAGTTTACCACCTAAGTAATTGAATCCAAAAGGTTGAGTTGGTACAATATTGAAACCCATAACAAAGTGCTTGTTAATGTGAGTAAGAGGAAGAATTTCACCAAAGTACTCATTTCTTGGTTTACTGTTGATAGTAGGAGATCCAAAACGGACAACACCAACAATCTTTCCAGTGTTGGTTTCTACAACAATCCACTTCAAAGTTCTACCAGGAATTGCTTCCTCAATAGGATTTGAAGCGGTATCGTTCAGAATTTCTGAATATAGATCTTGATTATATCTAGTCATTGCTCTATGACTAGTATCAACTACATGGATACAAAAATTCATATCATTTGGATGCATATCAAAATCAGAAAAGATCTGATCCTCTGGTCCAAACAATTTTGGTTTAACCTGCAATCTACTTGTCTTCACAAAACGAAGATAGTCATCAATTCTATTGAACTGAGAGTAATATTCAATAAATTGATCTGCTGCCCATACTGCATCATTCTCATTGAGCATCTTCAAACTTCCTCAAATATTCAATTGCTCCATTCATAATAGATTCAACATCATCACCAAGAGCACCCAATGCTGTATTACATTTAGTGCACAACCAACCACGATGTTTATTGGTTTTATGGCAATGATCAAAGGATAACCTCAAATGACTTTTGCCACATATTTCACATGGAGTTCCAATAGGAACTTGCTTTACACCAAGACTTTCTCTAAGTCTTCTAGCACCATCAGAATCAACTAGTCCACCCTTATTCCGACACTTTGGGCACCTATGCTCCCTACCATCCTTTGCTCTAACATTTTTATGATATTGGGTAAGTGGAAGAACAGTTCCACAAATGTGGCATGGTTTAGTAGCAATCTCATCAAATATACTTTCTTCTGGGAATAGTTGATATGCAGTCATCATCTAATCAATATCTTTCTGGTAGATGATGAATTTCAACTTCCCGATTACCCACCATTAAATCTCGAAGAGACATAGCACGACAGTATGCATTCTTGTGATATTCTATCACATCATCGATGCTAGATAGCATCTCTTCATACGTTTGTTTTACTGATACTCTATCATCGTTAAGATAATCATCGATCGCATTTTGCATACGATCTTTGCGTTGTTCTGAATATGCTTTATCTGAAATAATCATAATGAAATTTTCCAATCGAGAATAGTAAGATGCTGTGTAGGAATTCCCACTCTACTTTTTTTTGATTTTCGGACGCCTTCTACAATCTCTATGTCACCAGGACCACAGTTAGACCTCAATCCAGGTGGCGGACCATACATTCCTGGTGGAACAATAACAGGGGAACAAGCAATTAAAAATTCAATCATTTAAATTCACACTCCACCATAATTTCGGTTAAACAAGCAAGCATATTTATCTCTTGGTCGGCAACGAATGCTCCCTGATACTGATACTTAGCGAGAACAAGAACAGCAGCAGGAATAGTAGAAGGAACCAAGGATTGATAAACGGTATCGTAAATACGACGCATAAGTACAGAAGTATCGTTGTCTAAATTATTAACGACCCACTTACGTACTTCAGGAAAGTTCTTTTCCTTAAGGTTCTTAATAAGACTTTCAACTGCGATATCAGAAAAGGAAGCAAGAATACCAGAATCAATGTTTCCACCAACAGAGTATCTCTGACACTCGTTTAGAACACGACGCCAATCAGGAAAATGCTTTTTAACCAGTTCAATCAGAACCTTCGGTTCGAACTCCACATTCTCGGTCTCCAGAATGCCTTGAATCCGCTTATAAAACTCTGAAGCAAGGTTTGCCTTGTCTTTTCCTTTGACGGCAAACTCGACGACTGTGCAGCGGGAGTGGAGTGGTGCAATGATTTTGTTTTTGTAGTTGCAGGTGAAGATGAACCTGCAGTTTCGATTAAACTCCTCAATAGAAGCCCGTAAGAGGAGTTGTACATCATTGGTTGTATTATCCGCTTCATCAATGATAATGACTTTGTGTCTGCCAGAACCTTGAAGCGAAACGGACGAAGCGAAGTTCTTCGCAGAGTTTCTGACAGTATCCAGGAATCTTCCTTCATCTGACCCATTGATAACTAAGTAATCGCATCCCAACTGATTACACAGTGCTTTTGCAACTGTAGTTTTGCCGATTCCAGGAGGACCAGCAAGTAACATGTTTGGGATCTCACCCCTATTTAGAAAGTCCTGGAACGTTTTCTTTGTTTCCTTTGGAAGGATACATTCTTGAATCGTCTTAGGACGATACTTTTCAACCCAAATAAAATCACTCATATTCATAATCCAAAATAAATTTACCTTTACTCACCAAGACTGTGAATTACAGGTTTCTCATGTGCCAGTATACGATAAAGGTCGGCATCTTGTCCAGCAGAAACCGGAATAAATTCCGTATCTGGATTGAACACATCGTCCCTGATTGCTTGGTTAATCACGATAGATCCACCATCACCAGATATACTACGATGATAAGTTCCAATAGGAACAACTAGAGCACCACTTTGACGATTTAGGTGAACAATATGATATGGGAATTTCCATTCCAAGTTTACAAGTTCAAATACCCTTTCTCCAGAGAGAACACGGTTGTGATCTGTCTGATGATAATGAATATAAAACTGCTTTGCACCAATAACATCATCTGGTGGAGAAATTGCCGGTCCCTCGTGAACTACAAGGTCTGAAGCATTTGAATCGTCCACAGAGATGTCATAAAAAACAACATCAGGAGTTTCGCGAAATACCCGATGCTTACGAAACTGAACGCTACTCATTTCTTATAAACTCTGTTTGTTTTTGTAATTCTTCTGGAAGATCTTTTGACCAGATAAAATCCGAGTGTGTATCATCGACCTCTGGATCAAATTTTTCATCAACTTCTACCAAGTATAGCATAGTTGGAGTGTGTGTTGCACGCTTATCCTTTACATCAGGAAAGAAATAATTAGAAAACCCAATCAGTTTAAAATCTGGAAGGTGTTTTCCCATTTCCCTCATCTGGACTCGGTAGGCAAATTCTTCAAGAGTTTCCTTGAACATTAACCTACCTCCAGCGGGCCAGTAAGTTCCTTTAAGAGGTTCGTTCTCCCTTCTCAATAGGAGATATTCATCACCACAACGAACAAGAAAGTCTGCACAAAAGATTGGGACTTGCGAAATAATCTTCTGATATTGCTCTTCTGGAATATAAGTCATACCCATTCTGGTCTCCTCTCCGGTATACGCAAGTAGTTGTCCTTTACCCAGGGTTTGCTACTAATATACATTTTATATGCAGTAAAAGTATCTATACTGTCGTCGTATTTAAATTCATCAGGCATCGCACGAGCAAAATTTGATGCCATACAATGACAAGTGATTGCCATTTCAGTCTCTCTATGAAACATATTCTTTGCTTCAAACAGTGTCTTTGTGCAAGAATGTATCTTATTATATCTCCTATTATACTCACTAGTTAGAGCACATCCATGCTGAATCAACCATGCCGTATTGTATACATTAGTTGCTGCCCACTTTGTTGAGGGATGATTACGAAATGCACCTTTGATAGTTGCATAGTAATTTCCATCCTTTTTACGGAGTGGACCCCAGTCATAATACCACTTTGAATAGATGATAGAGAGCATCTGACAGCACTCTAGTGGCATTTTTACAACATGTTTATCTGGCAATACATTGGCAGATATTTGGGGAGATTGATCAGTTGCAAAGATGTTCATAGGAACTGCATTAAGTATTCTACACCCCATATCATACATCCATCAGGAAAGGCGTCAACCTGCTCCTCAAGAATGTCACATGCCTTAAAGATTCGTTCTTTACCTACTACTTGTGCAGTTGCTTTGGAGATAGACATGAACTCTTCGTAAGCATCATCGTCACCTTGTTTTGCTCCTTTGATGTAAAAATCTCTTGCTTGTCTCATAAGATCTTCAGTCTCAGGAGCAAAGGTGATTGTTTCATCTCTAAGAGGAATTTGCATATTCTTAATGGATGACATACTGAACTTCATTGCCTTCCTCGTTTCCTCAATAGGAAGTTTGTAATTTGCATTATCTCTATGTGCATATTGGATAATACCATTGGTACATTCCATCACACGAAGAATTGCAATCTTATCAAGTTCTTCTTCGGGAAGAGCAGAATAAAGTTTTTTCCAGTCAGTCATAATGAGAGTTGAATAATTTTAGATATATCAATTGTAGAAAAGAATGCTTCAAGTCCAACAATATCCCAGGTTTTGATTTTGATGGCAAATGGCATCATTGCCAAGTTACCAATCAATCTAATCCAACAACCCCAATAAACTGAAACATACAAAACAAGGAAGTATCCAACAATCAGGCAGATACTTCCCATTACACGCATTCGATTTGCCGTCATCAAGCAGTAACTAATTCCTTAGCGTTTTGAGTGGTAAATCCAGGAGAATCTAGTTCCAAGGAGATAAAGTAAGTAAGATTATAATCTTTACATACAAACCGAGTAAGAAGGTCCTTTGAGATTACAACTTCATAAGATCCAGGAAGAATCTTAATATTTTCTACTTTAAAGTTGAAGCAGAAATCATCTTCAGTTTCACCCACGATGATTGAGAAATCGTGAGAAGTGTCATTTTTCTTATCTCGTGCAACCATTTTAACAACACCTGCTTCACCAACTACAGATAAGTCGGAGAGTTGAAGAATCGCAGATGCCTTCATGATCTTTGATAGATGATCAGAGTTCATCTCAAAGCAAACATCCTCAGAAGGAAGTTTGAGTTCACGATCAGGTGGAGCAACGATTACATTAGGATCAGCGAAGAAGTACTTAGAACGAGTTTTACCTTCACGGATAGTAACATAAGACCCATTAGTAAAGTCCAGTTCTGGATCTTTGTGAAGATTCAGAGTGTTGAGGAACTGGTTGAGATCGTAGATAGCGAAATCATTTGGAAACTCCTCGACGATTTCCACTTCAGCAAGAATATTCTTTGCTACGGACATTGTGCGTAGACTGTTACCCTGCTTGAAAAGCAGAGAAGGATTGATAGAAGAAAAGTTCTTGAGAAGATTGAGAGTATTATCAGATAGTTTCATATTCACTGAGGGTAGATTTCACTTTTTGCATTTTTATCATTAAAATGCATTAGAAGAACAGCATAGTGCAAGATCTTCATAATGTCACGACGGGCAGTGCCCTTCTTATCATATCGTGACGCATACTTGAGGATGTTGCTGCGACAGAATGCCTCACCATCACCACAAGCTTCGATAAGATCAAGAGTCTGAATCTTATCATCACCAGCAGAATAGTGCTGTTGATATGTTCCTGAAATGTAATCTGAAAGTTCTTTGAGGATTTCTGCCTCACTATATTTGTATCGGTTGGAGTCTTTATTCATAGTAGGGTTGTTAATCAAGAATTCATAATCACTATGCCCCCACGGGCGGATACCATCGTCAGTTGGTAGTTCAGTGTAATCTGGATATGGATATTCATCTAATCCATAATCTATAATTGTTTTTTGTGAGACTGTAATCTCAGGATATGGGTATTCATCCATGTTCAATTCATCGTATAGGAGAGACCACGAGTTAACCATAATTATATCAGGATAACTCGTTTACGTCAAGGTTGAAGTCAGCATCGACCTTATCATACAGTTCCATGAAGGCACTCTTGGTATGATCATCGAAGCGGTTGAGGCACATCTCCAGTGCTTTCTGCTTGTCGTTAAAGATTGCATATGCACGGATGATATGAACCAGACGACGAGTGCTGACAATCTCCTCCAGCGTTCCGTCACAAGCAAAGAAGGTTTTACGAATAACGTCTGCCCAGTCAACTAAACGCTTACAGAAGTCTTCGTTGTCAACACCGAGTTCATTTGCCGTGTTCTGAAGAATCACCATCTCAATGGCAGCACTGGGATATGCCTGCTCAAAGGTCACAGGGAAACGCTCAAGAAACGCTTCATTCAGAACATTAGTACCGATAAAACGTCCATCATCAGAACCCTTACCCTTAGTGTTGGCAGTAGCAATGACATTGAATCCATTGGCAGGTTGCACAAACCGACCAATCTTCTTTAGGAAGACTCCCTTACCTTCTAAGATGGACTGAAGGCAAAGAATCTTATTAGATGCAAGGTCCACCTCATCCAGAAGCAGTATTGCTCCGCGCTCCAACGCTTCAATAACTGGTCCGTTGTGCCATACTGTTCCGCCATTAACAAGGCGGAACCCACCAATAAGGTCGTCTTCATCAGTTTCGATTGTGATATTTACACGAATTAGTTCCCTACCCAGTTGAGCACATGCTTGCTCCACAGAGAAGGTTTTTCCATTACCAGAGAGTCCAGTAATGAATGCAGGATAGAATAGTTTGGATTGGATGATTTTTTTGAGATCACGGAATCCGCCAAAAGGAACAAAGTTGGAATCTTTCTCTGGAATCAAGTTCTGTTCAACCGCTGGCATTGCGGGAGGAGCATTGAAAGTCTTCTCAATAGTCTCGACAGTACCACGAGCAATTTCAAGATTCCAACGACCACGAGAGGTCTTATATTCTTCCAGGCGGCGAGTTACAGTCTGATATACCACATCGTTCATGGCACAGTATGCCCGAACATCAGAAGCAGTGATTTCAGGACCATAGGTTTCTTTTAGAGAGTTGATCAGTTGATCGTTGGTCATCGAAAGCATTGTTTGTTGGATCGCTTGTGAATAGTATAAGGGATGCCTAGGGTCTCGTCAGAGACCCTTGTGACAGTTATTCAAGTGGTCATGCGACAAGTTGAATAAAATCAGACAAGATTTTTTTATTTAGTTTTTTGTTCTTCAAACTCTTGATGAATGCATTCTTGATTTGACTCTTAGTAGCATTATCTTGAACTACAAACTCATCGTCCTGAGATAGAGCAGTTGAAGAGAGACCAAAGTATGCATCATATCCACTACTCTTGATATTCATAGTTTTAGTCTTCTTCCAGACAGACATGAGTTTATCATACTCATCACCAAAGTACCCAGTATACTTGCGGATGAATCCACCACTATCACGAGGAGCAAGAACTCGAATACCAATCAAGTTCATCTGTGGGAAGTTGTCTTTCAGATTGCGGAGAAGAATGTCTGTATTGTCACCTAGTCCAGTATTCATATTGTAATTTTTACCGGTCTTACGATCACGAAAGACAATATTATCCTGCGACTCTGCACCACGAAGACCAAGAGATGGTTCCTCCTCCCAGTGACGATAGAACATAGTATGGTAGCGCATTCCATATCCCTCACCATCGGTAAGGATTACACACTGAACCTTCTCAACATTGTTGTCTTTTTTGAATTGAGGAATAATCTGGTACAAAGCGAGAATTGCTTCATTCAAAGGAGTTCCAGAAAGAGAAAGTCCCACAGGAATATCATGATGACTATAATTTGATTTAGTATATCGAGAAGCAACTCTCCAAATGTTAATCATTTGCTTTTCCAACTGACGAGTCGATACCTTGCTCGTAAACAGATTCATCAAAGACACATGTTCTTGGATATAGATATTGCCTTCTTTTTTTTCGTAGGAGAGTTGATACATATTCTCCTTAGGGTAATCAGCGGTAAACGCATACACCTCAAAAGGAATACCAACCTTCTTACAGAACCACATCAAATTGTACAATTGCTTCATGGTGTCCAATAGGACATTACCCATTGAACCAGACCAATCCAAAACAAAAACTAGACCATGGTTTTTTCCTTCAGGAAGAATAGTCACCTTCTTAAACAGATCCTCGTTGTACTTGTAAGTGTGTAGTTTGGAACAATCCAGGACTCCAGTACGAGAGGTAGTTGCACGAGAATATGCGGTAGCAGACTTCTTGCATTCAAATTCCTTGACCATGTAGTTTACTTCTACCTGTGCATCTTTCTTAAACTTTATGTAATCCAGATCACCATTAGCAAAGATGTCATATTCCATATCTGGATACAATTCATCAATATGAGACTGTCGCTCTTCCCAATACTGTTCACAACCCTCATGGATTTTTTGATTAGGAATAATCAGACGATCTAAGAACATCTTTGGACGTTCAATGTAAATATTCTCAACAGCGTTGGGATTGTTGAGTTTTTTCAGTGCTTCTTCTAGGGACTCAGTTGTGTGGGATCCTGCTGGTGATGGTTGAGGTTGAACCTCCTCCTCATCTTCATCATCCTCAATTTGGTCTATAGAAGATGCAGCACCACCATACGATTCACCAGATTCTGGTTCCGTAGATTCATCTTCATCACTCTCTCCACTTCCTTGAGATTGATCAGCATCAGGACTGCCATTACTCGGCATAGGAACCTCATTCGTCTGCTCCTCCACTTCATTCATACACTCGGTATAAACGATCTCAGAGACCCTCAGAACGTCCTCAAAGGTCTCACAATCAGAGATCTGACGGAGAATAGTCTTCTCATGATTAGTAAATTCAATGGAAACAAATGCACCAATCTTGAAATGTAGATTAATACGATCAGCGAAACTCATTCCATTGACATCTATGTCCTTGATGGCAAAGAAGTCCATGTCAGAAAGTTCATGATATGCCTTGTAGAAATCTTTACTAAGACCACCATATCTCTGCTTAACCTTCCTCTCAATGCGGACATCCTCTATGATGTTCACAATGACTGGAGTGGTATTATATTGACCTAACCAGTTCATATTGGGAGTGTACAGGGCATGTCCAACCTCATGTCCCACCAGCATGTCATAGACAGCGTTACTCGCATTTTCCCACATGGGAAGAATAAGGACGCGAGTATGGACATTGAACTGTGCAGTCTCTACCTTCTTATGCTCAACAGCGATGTCCTCGGTGGCAAGCAGACGGGCGAGAGTGCCTTTGATTTCAAACTTGACAGACATTGGTTTGTTCCGAATGACCATATAATACAAAAGAACCCCGCCTTTGGGGCGAGGTCTTGTGACGCTTCTTGAATTGGCGCAGTGCTTCACGTCGGGCACGCAGCGCCTGTGGTTTGAGTTTTCTCTTCTGGTCTTTACCAGAATTGTGTTGCCAGTTTGGAGTGGTCATGGCACAATGCGACTGAATCCCTTGAACTTCTCGAATTTTATCACATTATCGAACTTATCGTGAAGATCGGTCTTGTGTGAGATGATGAATGTGTTACTATCTTCGATGACGTACTTGACGATCTTAAGGAACTCTTCTACTCCAAACCCATCAAGAGAACTATCAAAAATTTCATCCATGATGAGTAGGTTTGTATTTGTAGAGTTTTTAAACTTTGCAACTTCTCTCCATGTGAACAGAAGTGCCAGGTCAATTCTTTGTCTTTCTCCTTCACTGAAAGAAGTATATGAAAAATTTTCGTGGATAGGAGATTGAATCGATTCATTAAACTCTTCATCAAGAGTAAAATTAATGTAGAAGTCCATCATTTGCAGGTATCTATTCACCTGTTTGTTAATCAACGGAAGATACTTCTGTATAATTTTGGACTTCACACCTGAGTCTTTTAGAAGACTCTGAGTAAAATCGTAGTATGCAATTGTTTCTTTTTTCTCAGAAAGATTAGTATCGGAATTTTCTAGATCTTCCTGGAACTTGGTTAACTTCTCATACTCAGTACTTGAATTCTGTAGTTGGTCGGTAATTCTTTGAATTTCCGATTCAAGATCTTGGATTCTTCTCTGATGTGAAGCGATCCGAGTATTGTTTTGAGAAATGCCATGCGTTAGTTTTGTGATCTCCTTCGAAAGAATATTGAATTGACGTTCTCGCTCTTTTTCGAACTTAATTGTTTCTTCAAGTTTCACATAACCATCTTTTAGTTCCTTTGCTCTATTTTGAACGTCACTAATTCTATTTACACGAAACTCTTCTTCTATGTCTTGATGACAAGTAGGGCATACCGTATTTTCAGTGAAAAACTTATGCTCTTCAGTAATAGTAGTTACTTTTTGAGTAATCTGACCCTTAAGTGTGTTTAGTTTTGATAACTTATCTGCTGCACCAATTACTTTCTCTTGTTCTTTAGTGCGAGATTCGATATTTACCTGGGTCTTGGAATTTTGATCCATATACTCAGAAACTTCTTCCATCAAAGTGGTAATCGATCCCTTCTTTGTTGTGATATCTTCTTTACTGCGACTCTCAATCTCTTGAATAAAATCGTTTTGCATTCTGACTTTATCTTGAAGAGATTCTTTCTTTAGAGTAAGTGTTCTAACATCGTCTCTTATTGAACGAATCTTTTCCTTCACAATATTAGTCATTGAAGAAAAGATTTTAATATCCAATAAATCTTCAATAACTTCTCTTCTATTGGTAGCACTCAGTTGCATAAATGGAACGAAGTTACTACTTCCCAGAATCACAATCTGAGTGAATGATTTGAAATTCATCTTCAAAACACTTTGTTCAAACCATTTCTGTTGTTCAGATGAAGAAGCATCCTGATTGAACAACTCACCATTCTTATAGATTTCAAAGATGGATGGTTTGATTCCTCTACGAATTTTAAATTCACTACTAGAAATCTTAAACTCAATCTCAACTAAACAATCCTTTTCATTGATTGAATTAGTTAGTTGTGGTTTGTTAATATTTCTGAAAGACTTTCCAAACAAAACAAAAGTAAGGGCATCCAAAATGGTGCTCTTACCTGCTCCGTTATTACCGATGATTAGAGTATTTTCAGTTTTAGTGAAGTTTACTTCTGTAAAATGGTTCCCGGTACTTAAAAAATTCTTCCACCTAATTGTTTCAAATAAAATCATTTTTTAAAATATCCTTTGGAGGAATCACAATGTCATTTTTGGTAATAATCATGTACATGTAACCGAAGTTGTCACACGTTTTAATTATAGCATTATCGTCAACTTCAACCGCAGTCATTTCTGGATACTCATGATTATTTTCCAACATCAAACCAAATCTAGTAGCATCATCTTGTTCTTCAAACAAATAAAGAACTTGATCACCTTTTTCATTTGACGCTGAATATGCACCATTCTCTTCTTTTCCTAAAACTGCTAATATATACATGTTACAGTATTTCGCACGCTTCTTGATAGATTTCCTTGACCATGGATTGAACTTTTGACTTATCCATTCCAAAATCAGATTCTTGTATGTATCTATTCAGGATGGAAAGTGTATCTTCAGATTCTAAAGTTTCTTCATCTTCTATATCATCAATATCAACAAAATTGAAGTTTTCTACAATTTTAATCTCTTCTACGTCAGAAGCATATAACTTATCTAAGAACTTATCAAACTGCTTAGCATTGGTTTTTTTCTTGACAATAACTTTTACAATCTTATTCTTATACTTTGTAGTATCAAAT